GGATAATGTCTACTATAACGCAGACATTATTAACAACACTACCACTGACTCGGTAAACGGCATAGTTACGCAAGACCCGCTGGTGCGATTCAACGAGACCCGTCAAGCGTCCATTCTGAACAATGCCGAAGAATACCACTTTTCCATTGTGCGATTCACGATGGACGGCGCGGATAAGGACTTGCCGCTGTTCATCCCGCAGATTGTCCAAGGCACCGGTCAGTCAAACTTCAACACGACGGTCTACGGGATGGCGGTGTCTCTACAGTCACTGGTCAATATTCCGGTCAACTACCCTCAGTATGACCCAACACTGCCGTATCTTAGCGGAGCAAAGGTGTTCAACAATGGGCTTAACTATGCGGCAATCATAAATGTCCCGTCGGGGAACCCTCCACCGAATGCTTTTTACTGGTCAGTAAACTACATTGGAAGTTATGTGTCAACGCCGCTCACGATAGCACCGCCTACTCGCGCCATACAGTTTGTCCCAGAGAACCAGAATCCCGTGATAGCCCCGCTGCCGAGGTCAATGGCCGCTCCGGGTTACCGAGGATTATACAGTCCAACCACTTCCTACGCTCTCGGCGACATTGTAGCAACGTCAATAGATATTCAGACGGGTGCTGGTGCTGCCCCCTTTTTCATAGTTCAGCCGCCACCGTTTGTCACGACCCAATCCTACGTCAACCTCGGTGTTGTTGTGGCTTACGCCGGCCAGATGTATAGTCTGATTCAAGCATACCCCAACAACTACCCTTTCCAGAACGGGCAGACACAGACTTTTATATTTCCATCGGACACGAACTACTGGTCGCAGACGTCTATTATCGGCGAGGCACCCCCGTCGGCAATCAACTGGCAGCCCTACTCTGCCACGGGCGGCAGCCCGCAAGACCTCTCCACCCGCTACTATTGGGTGAACACCTACACGCACTGGGTCAACCTCTGGAACAAGACGATGTATGACCCGCTCTCGCCCGAGATAAACCAGCCCTACACGGGGATTTTCACATCTTGTATGGGTGACCTCTACACACTCTACGGGCAAGCGTGGAATGCCGTCCCGAATGTTTTTGCCGGCTCCTTCACACAACTGTATCCTACGCTGGCGGACTTTGTGTCCTTTGTGGCCCCGCCGCAGTTGTCGTATAGCCCTACGACCAAACTCTTCACGATTCTCGGTGATGTGGACGGTTTCGGCAACACCCCGGGCATACAAGAGTATAACCCGGTCCCCCCGTGGAACGCGGGTGTGACGTATCAATGGGTCCAGAATCCTATCACCTCTCCGTATGTTGGACAGACGAATCTTCTCCAGACAGCCAGTGTGACTCATAATGGAACGACGTGGTCGCTCAATGCGGCCGGCGTTGTGGGAGCGGAGCCCGGTGTGAGTCCGATATGGGTCCCCGGTTTTGCCGGCCCGATAACAAATGGCAACTACCGACTCTTCTGGAATACGAATATGGCGGGTCTCTTTGCGAACTTTCCGATGACTTACTGGAATACGCGAGACCCGCAGTTTTCTCCTTTCTTACAGCGAAGTGGTGCGACGGCGGCCTTTGGAGCCTTCCCGCCGGTCCCGCAGCCCTACCAGACCACCCCGGCCATCATCACCCCACCAACAACGGGCAATCTCACTCCATACGGCTACGCCTACGAGGTGCTGTTTCCCAATGACCTCTATCAGAATATTCTGGCCCTCAACACCTCTGCTACGCCGTATGTGGACCCGCCCTACAACAAAATCTACTGGGTCACTACGCAGAACTATCAGAGCACTGGCTCTCTGTGGTCGCCCATCGCCTCACTGGTTTTCACGTCGCAACTTCTGCCCATCAAGGCGGAGTATACGGGTGCCCCCGTCGTCCTCGGCAGCGGCAACTTGGGATACTCGTCGCAGACCACGGATAACGCCTTCACCCGCATTATCACGGACATTGCGATTGACACGTCTACGTCGGGTGCCGAGGCCTACCGGACATTCACCTACTATTCGCCCGTCGCCGAGTATCGTCTCTCGGATTTCGTCACCTCCAAGAACACGCAGATTCAGAATATTGACGTCCAAGTGTTTTGGAAATGCCGACTGGACAACCAGTTGTATCCCGTCCAACTCTACAATCTGGGTAATGTGAGCATAAAGATGCTGTTTCGGCACAAGGACTCGGCGGGGAAATCTCTCATCTGAGTTGAGACGCCAAAAATATTCGGGTGTTAAAGTATAAGCGATGTCCGGTGATATTGAGAAGGTCGCCATCTTTGACCCGCGCATCATCCAGAGCCGCCCCCGCTACGCCGTTGAGAAGGGCGCACTGTCGCTGACGAACTCCCCGTTCAACGCGATTGCGGCATCCTCTTCGCAGTTTACTTTCAACATCTATGTTCCCAGCGAGAACGTATTCGTTGACCGTGCCGTTGAGTGGTCGGCCACGGGTTCGTTATCTATGTCGCTCGGCTTCTCGGCGGCCCAAGCCGCGGCGTTTGCTACGAATGACCCGCTGGTTACGCTCGGTCGCGACCTTGCCCTTGCGCCCTTCCCGCTCAACTCGCTCTGCGCCACCCTTACGGCGACGATTAACGACACGACCTCGGTCATCAACTCGCAAGATGTTCTTACGACGGTCCTCCGTCTGACGGACTACAAGAAGAACCGCCTCCAGCGGACGTGCCCGACGATGCTTGATAAGTATCAGTCCTACAACGATGCCTTCGGTGCGGTGAACAACCCTCTTGCGGGCTACCAGAACGCCACGGACTCAGCGGAGATGCCCAATGGTGCCTTTGGCAATATTATCTTTACGTCGCCCGATGGCCAGCCCCTCGCGGGTGTGGCTGGAGCGGTGGGTGCGGGGCCGCAGTTATACTATGGTAACTTCACGCCACTCGGCTACATCGCCGTCAACGGCCAGCCTCTTTGGCTTTCGGCCGCAGATGCGGCGACTTACAATGCCACGGCGGCGGGCATTGCCCACCCCATTACCGGCACGGCGGCGGCACTGGCGGCACTCGGCGGCGTCCTCCCGATGAATCTACGCTTCACGAGCACGGAGAAGGTCTGCCTCTCGCCGTTTGTATTCTCCGATGTCCACGAGTGGGACACGGGCCTCTTCGGCATCAACAACATCCAGTTGATTATGAACTTGCGTGATGCGTCGCGTATTCTTCGGTCTTCGGCGGTGGGTGGCCGTCTCATTTCCAATGTGGCACTCTATACGCCCCCCGGCCAGACCTCGTGCTGGTCCGGCTCGGTTCTCAACGTGGTCTTCCTTACGCCATCGCTGGACACTCCTCTCCCGCCCAAGTCCGTTGTGCCGTATATGGAGTTCCCCCGTTACATTACTCAGTATCAGAATGGCCAGATTGCGCCCGGTGGCGTCGGCCAAGTCATTTCGCAGACGATTACGCTGCCCCAGATTCCCGACCTCTTCATTATCTTCGCCAAGCCAACGCAGTATGTTGATGCCAATGGTGTGGTGGACACGACCCAAGGCGACTGGTATTTCCCCCCGGCCACGCGGGCGGACAATGTTCCCAATCCCCTCTCTGTTAACTTTGACAACTTCTCGGGTCTGCTCTCCAGCGTCACGACGGAGGAGTTATACGCGATGGCGGTGAAGAACGGTCTTGATATGGACTGGGCCGAGTGGAGCGGCTATGCTCACTCGGCGGCCCCCTACAGCACGGGGTCGGCGGCACTCGGTGGCGGCAGCCGTATTCCTACGGTCGGTGGTTTCCTCGTCCTCAAGCCGTCGCAAGACATTACGCTCCAGACGGGCCAAGCCCCGTCGCTGGTTGGTAACTTCACTTTCCAGTTCTCGCTCCAGTTGAAGAATACGTCGTCGGTCCCTCAGACTCCCCAGTTGTTCGTTATCACGGCCAACAGCGGCTTCTTTGAGTCTATCCGCGGCTCCAGCCGCATCATCAAGGGTGTTCTTTCGGAGCAAGACATTATCTCGGCCCCGCTCGCCCCGATGGGTATGCGCAACGCCCTCAGCCGCTACGTTGGTGGTGCGATGCGTGCGATGGGCAACGCCGTCACAATGGTTAAGGATGCGATGGTGCCAAAGGATGGCTCGGGCGCTTCGGGTGCGGGGTCAACGGGTGCGGGGTCAACGGGAGCGGGGTCAACGGGCGGAAAACGCGGCCTCCACGCCCGTCTCGCGATGTAGATTTAAAATCGGATATGTAAGTATAAGATGGCGACCCCGGTTCTCCAGAATGCCGATGTTCGCGCCTCCCGTGTAGTCGGTGCCGTTGTTACGGGCTCCCGTGTTGTGGGCGCATTCGGCCAGTCGGTCGCACTCGCTGCCCCCGTTGTCAAAGTATGGAATGCTCTTGATGCCTACGCTGCTGGTGAGCGTGTTTACTCTGCCGGCAGTGCGTGGTCCGCCGTCGCTGCTGTTGCGGCTGCCGGTCCAGCCCCCGCTTCTCCTCTTTGGAATCAGTTGACGGGTCCATTCAGCGGTAATGTTCAGTGTGGCCAGTTTGTATTCAAGGCCACGTCGCAAGTCGCCCCTTTTAGTATGGCGCTTCACGTCCCGGGTCTGGTGGCGGGTTCGCCCGTTGTCCTTCATTCAAACACGGTTCTCACAACGCAGATTCTCACGGCGGTGCCCACGGCGGACACCCTCACAGTCACGATAGCACTCAATGCGGCGGCGGCGGGTGACCTTACTCTCTCGTGGGTCGCTCCCAGTTTCCCCGCACCATAAAAATCGTATCATACATTAAATGGCGACCTCCGTTCTTCAAGGAGCAGATATCCGTGCGAGTAACATCATTGGTTCTACTATCACGGCTACGACACTCAACGTCCCTACGTTGTCTGTTGCCAATCTCACGG